AAAACCAATAAAAGAAAAAGAAAACTTCTTTTTCTCATTGGATTCCCTTGAAAAGATCCAGAGGATCCGCCAAGGAAATTTAACGAAGAAAGACCTGACAGATCTTTCCCAGTTAATTTCTAGTCGTCAGTTACCAACCGGCGACCAGAGAACCGAAATTAAAGCTCTAAAAGAGTTTAAATCGGTTACCACTAGGACTTTTAGTCCTGATGATAAAATCTTAGAAGACCTGTATCAGGCTTCTAGGATTATTGGCCGGAAATGCCGCAAAGCGGGAACCGGTCCAATCGGCAACGCACATATTTCATTGGCGACTGCCGGATCCTTCCGTCGATCAGTGATCGAGGGAGGAAGAGCGAGGGAAATCAAAGATTCCATCACTCCCTTACTCTCCTATGTTCCGAAGGAAACAGGAGAGATAATTCTGCCCTTCACAACTCTTAGAGATGTTGAAGGAGTCCCCCGATGGAGGACTTGGTGCAGACCAAACACATATGAGGATTATCCTGAATATGAATTCGGTGAGAGGACTAAAGAAACCATAGCTGGTTTCGAAGTCTTCTATCAAGGATTTGATGAAGCCATTGGCGAACAAATCCTTTGCTGTGCTTACCTTGCGAAGCAAGTTGAGCTACAGAAAGAGGGAATCCCTCTTCGCGTGCTTACGATCACTGAACCAGGGTCGAAGGCACGGATTGTAACAACAGGGCCATGGTGGCTCTATGTGTTACAACAGAGTATGGCCCACGTGACACGTGGGTTCCTCTCTTCTCACCCTTCCGCAGAAGCTGGGATGGCGAGAACTGATCAGGCATGGCAATACCTTTACCTGATTCAGAAAGCTAGGTCTAGTTTTAAACCAGACTTTGCTTGTCTCAGTAGCGACTTGAAAAGTGCTACTGACACAATTCCTCCAATAGTCGCAACGCGTCTATTGAAGGGATTTCTCGACGGGCTGGGGTATCTTACCCCCCTCGCCGAGACCATATACGAGCTATTGGAAATACCTCGTTTATGTCTTGCTGATAAGATAGACGAAGCCTTCTTCTCAACAAGTGGTGTCTTTATGGGAGAACCTCTCGCAAAGACAATTCTAACGCTAGAGAATCTAGCGGTAGAAGAAATCGCAATAAGGCAATACCTTAATTACGATTTTAGGAAAGCAGTCCAAGTTCCTTGGAGATGCTTTGCTGTGGCAGGAGACGATCACATTGCGATCGGTCCTCGAGAGTATCTCAGAGGAATAACTGCCAATCACCTTAGATGTAATACAATTATATCTAAGGCTAAGCACGGAATAAGTACACGTTGTGTCCTATTCTGTGAAAAGATCCTTGAAGTTAAAAACTTTTGGGACCTTACGTGGACCCCGAGGACTATCAATGATAGCTACGAGGTCTACAAAGCCTCACCTCATATCGATTCGATTAAAGTGAGACTTTTATCTCCTTGTTCAAAGAGCAATGAGACATTCAACGACCGTAATACGGCCGTTGGGAAAGCCGGTTCTCTAGGTAATACCTTGAGATGGATTTCATCAGAAATTTATAATTTTAAATTTAAATCTCTGATAAGAGACCGATTCTTTCAAAGAATGGGTGCTCTATTGCCAGACCGCTCCTCAGGAGTTTACTGGCATCTCCTTCTCCCCAAGGATCTTGGTGGATTAGGATTATGGATGGAACAAGATATTCCTGATCTATCCAAAAATCTTCCAGACCCGACGAAGTCGGATCTAAAAGATTATCTCTCAAATACTATTAGTAAAGAGAGATTACGGCTGCTTAAAGGTTTTACCTCTAATGTCAGCTATCGTGGCTACGAACTCGATGGGTCCGAAGTCAATCTGGTAAAGGAATTTATAATTCCAGATCTCCAGAATATCTACACAGAGATGTCCTTAGGACGTACCTGGGCAGAATGTATTGATGAATATCAGCTAAGCTCATATTCAGCAAAACAACAACAAAACCGTCTTAGAGGGTTAAAGTTGTTTACGCTCGATGAAATTGAGGATCAAGTTCTTCGACCGTTCTTGTTCAAACAGATCCTGTCTGGACAAGCAAAGTCTTCTGCATTTAATACAGAGACTTTTAAAAGGAGGTACGCCAAATATTGGGATATTTCCTTTAAGGGAAAGACTACTCTGACAGAGGAAGATCTCTCTCTTATATTAAAGAAGGAGCCGGAACAGCCACTTCTTTATGATTGCTCCATGAAATTACCAACGGTATTACGTGGAGTACCAGTCGAATTGACAATTCTCGAAGAGATGACAATTGGACTTCCAAATCTCAAGATTAAAA